TTTTGCAGAGCAATTAACTGAATTTAGTCAAAATCTTAAATTTAATAAAATTGCAAAAGACTCAACAGATGCAGGATATAAATTAATACCAAGTAGTGTTAAAGGTGCTCCTCTTTTTGATAGAATAAAAGAATCTACAATAGGTAGTAGCAAAATTACTGAAAGAGCACAAGAAGCAAATCAAAAAGTAACTAATAACTTAATAAGAGAATATCTTGGTATTGATAAAAAGACTCCTTTAGACAATAAATTATTAGAAGTAATAAGAAGAAGAAATGGAAAGATATATGCAGAAGTAGATGAGCTTCCAGCACCACCCCCTATTGTAAGAAAGAAAGACCCTACATTTGATACAGGAATTAAATATGAAGATGGCTCACCAGTATTAGTAAGAGGTAAAAATAGACAAGATGTTGTTTTGAAAGAATATAGAAATGGTGCACAAATATTAAAAGATTTAATGTCAACAAGAAAAAGAGCTCAAGACTATTGGAAAAGTTATAAAAGAAGTGGTGATGTTCCTACAAGAGATAATGCTAAACTATTAGATTCAGCAGTAGAAAAATTAGAAGAAGAATTATTAAGAACAGCTAAATATAATAAAAGAGAAGATTTAATTCCTAAATTAAAAAATGCTAGGACAGAAATATCAAAAGCTCATTTAGTTCAAAAGGCACTTAATGATGTTACTGGAGATGTAGATGCAGGGGTTATATCTAAATTAGCTTATGAAAGAAGATTGGTAGAACCAAGTGTAACAAAGGTAGCAAAGTTTTATAAAGGATTTCCTACTTTAGCAAAGAATCCTAAATTTGCAGAAGCATCACCATTCTCTGTTTTAGATGTTGGTCTTTCTGCCTACGGATTTGGTACAGGTAACGCATTACTTTCTTTACCAGCAGTTTTAAAAATGTTTTCAGGTCGCTCTCTTATGAAGCCTAATATACAAAAAGGTATTGTAAGCTCAACAATTACAAAACCTAAACCAAAAGGTATTAGAAGTTTATTGCAAGTACCTAATGTTAATTTGACTAGACCAAGCAATGTTACATTAGGCAGTGCAGGACTTTCTTCATTAATATCTCCATTAGATAAGGATAATTAATCATGCCTGATATTAACCCTGAAGAATTTGGAAGAATGAAAGAGCAGATAGACCAGCTACAGAAAAGCCAAGATGAATTAAACAAAGACATGAAATCAATGTTAGCACTAGCTAATCAAAGCAAGGGTGGTTTTTGGGCAGGTATGGCTATCGCTGCATTTATATCCTCTTTAGTTACTATCGTGTTTAAACAATGGATAAACTAAAAAAAATATTATTCAAACCTATTGTTATTGGATTGGGTTTATTAGCTGTATTACCTATTACACCTGTTGCACTTTGTTTATTATACGGATGGATTGAAAAATGATACAAGCACTATTACCACTAATTGGAAATGTAATTGATAAAGTAATTCCTGATAAAAATGCTAATGCTAAAGCAAAAAGAGAAATAGAAAAATCTCTTGCTGACAATGCTAATAAAATATTACTAGCACAAACAGAAATAAATAAAGTAGAAGCAGCTCATCAGAATTTATTTGTTGCTGGATGGAGACCTGCTATTGGATGGTCATGTGCATTAGGAGTTTTTTGGTTATTTATAGGTCATCCTTTAGCTACATGGATAGACCATTTAGATGGGACAGCACAAACATTGCCAACAATAGATTCAGAAATACTACTTGAGCTTGTATTTGCTATGCTCGGAATTGCAGGTTTAAGGACACTAGAAAAGATAAAAGGTCTAACTAAATGATAAAAGCATCACCTCATTTTAGTATAGAAGAATTAACCTTTAGTGAAACTGCGGCAAGAAAAGGTATAGACAATACACCACCTCAAGAAGTGTTAGATAATCTATTAATAACAGCATGGAGTATGGAAAATGTTAGAGAACTACTTGATAGTAACCCTATACATATTAGCAGTGGCTATCGTTGTTTGGAGCTTAATACATTACTCGGTTCTAAACCAACTTCGGCTCACATTAAAGGGTTGGCTGTTGACTTTACTTGCGAAAAGTTCGGTAGTCCTTATGACATTGTGGATTCTATTTTTAGGTCTGATATTCTTTATGACCAGATTATTTTGGAATTTGATAAGTGGGTTCATTTGGCTTTTCCAGAGAATGGAAAGAGTGCTAGGAAAAAAGCGTTAATTATTAATAAAGAAGGAACAATGATATACTCACAATAATGGATATATTATTTATAGCCAAGCACATGATGGACAAAACAATAGATGATATTGATATTGTTTATGGTGAAGATACAATGACTATATTTTTAAGTGATGGGTCTAGTGTTGAGATGATTATTGATTCTATACATTTAAATACTACAGAATATGATTCTTAACAAAATTGTCAGCGTAACTATAAAATCTTTGCATAAATTGTATTAAAAATTTCTCTCCATTTCCATGCACTTTAAACTTTTTATTTTTTAGCACACTAATATCTCCTATTTCTCTTTGTCCATCTTGAGAATAACCTTCTATTAATATGACTGTAAAGTTTTTCTGTTCTGATAGAGCTTCTAATAATATCTTCTGACCTAGATTCATATTTTCATTAGGTCTTTTCCACTCCATCACTAAAAACTTATCTTTCCTTTGAAACAAACCATCTATATTACATGGTTGAGCTTTAGGGTTTTTATTTATTATTCCTGCTAAAAATTCAAAATCTATATGCGGTGCATAAACATTTCTCATTTTATTAGGCATATATTCTCCTACTAGCAATAGTTAATAAATTATCTATCGCTAATCCTAAATCTCTTTCATAATACATAGGTTTGTTGCCACCTAAAAATCTATAGTTAATAGCATTTTTTTGTGCTTTAGGTAGTCCATCTATGACAGCATCTATAATCTTTATATTTTCCATGTCAGATTTAGATACCATATCTTCAAACACTTCTGCTGTAGACTCACCGCCTGTTGAAAAATAAGATGACTTACTAGGGTAGCCTAACCTGTGGCTATCTTTTTTCATCCACTTTGCCCAATCATCTAATATATCCATGAGCCTAGCTATTCTCATTTCTTACTTAATCCACCCAGTATTGTTCCCCAGTTACTTGCTCTCCTTGTTTGTTGTGGTGTTAATGCTTTAGGCATATTAAACTCATAAGATTTTGCTAACTTATCTAATGTTCCTGCTGACACACCTGCGTAAGATGCAACTCTACTTCTACTAGCATCAGGATTTTTTTTTATAAATTCTTTTGCTCTTGTTGCAAATTCTAAATATTTATCTTGTGTATATTTTGTCATATTTATCCTATGTAAAAATGTTGTCAATTACTATTGCTAATATTAAAGCTAAAATTATTATTGTCATTACCATATTAATCTCCTTAACTAATATCCACTTCTCTGCATACCCATTTGTTATTTTTCTTATGCCACCCCTGAACAAGTAGCACCCAATTAGCATTTCTTAAATGAGGGATAGCATCACTATCCTCCATCTTTTTTACCCTTGCACTAATATTGCTATAGCTAGTCACTTGGATTCCTACTGTGTTGCCCTTACTGTCTATAGCTAGTAAATCTATAATCCCAAACAAGTCTTGTCGTATCTTGGCAAATGCGTTCCACCTTTCTACAATAGCAACTAAAGGATAATCACCACTATCCCGTAGTTTCTTCAGAGTCCTTTGTGTTGGGCTGATTGCCATCTTCTTCCTCCTTTCTAGCTACATTGCCTTTAAAGATTCTATTCCATGATTCTTCTAATTCTTCGTCTGTTATATCTTGCTTTCTTCTACCGCTACCCTTACTCATTACAATCCCTCCTAAATTTACAATATTGATGCGTGTCGTAATATCTTATACTGCCATGCTTCATATCTCTGTAAATAAATTGTGTGTTTTTTGGTAAATGTATATATTCTTTTTGCAAACATTTGTATTCCATAGGAACTTGGTCAGGATAATGTAAGTCAACAAATATAACGGCTTCTTGGCAACTGCGAAAATGTCCTAGATACTTCCAATCTTCTAATGGTTCTGGCATTAAATTAATTACCATTACAAATGCAAACTCAATCATATCTTACTCCTTGAAGTTTCCTTTAGTTATAATTTTTCCTGTTAGTTCATGTGCAATGTTAAAATCTTTTTTATTGTAATTCATTGTAAATTTATATCCATCATATATAAAGCTATGTTCTTTCCATGTGTCTTTGTTTTTTTTTAAAATCTCTTTACCTTTCGCCATCTTCACTCCAATATACATTAACTATCGTTTCACATTTTGGGCAACTATACTGACTCCATATTAAATATTTACTATCCATATCATCATCATTATCCCAATCATTACCCCATATCATTTCTATATCTTTACATTTAGGACAACTGATATTCATTTCTTCTCCTTACAAAAACCTTTTAAATTAAATTGCCCAATATCAGAACTTACTTTACACCACCATTTTCTATCAGAATATATCTTGGCTGGTTTTTTACAAACATTGCATAATGGATTATTTATTTTTATCGGTTTTACAGATGCCATGATTTTCTTTTATGTCATACCAATTAAACGAACAATACCATTTCTTATCGCTATCCATAAACATAGCATCACGACCACACTTATGACATACAAACTTATCGCCATATACATAAACTTCTTGTTTATTAACTTTCGTCATGTAACTCGTCATCAATCCATTTGTCTTGCTTTACCTTAACTTCTAATATAGCAATTTCTTTTTGATGAACTTTAATCATTTGTTCAAGATACCATATTGCTTTTTTGCAGTCATCTATCTTGTCAGTTAATTTGTCTGACTTCAAACCCTCTCTGCTAATATACTTGAGAGCATTACCTTTTATGTAGCCATAAAATTCTTCTTTGCTCATCTTGGCTTCCATATACTCTATTGTTTCTATTCCCCCTTTCTTGTAATGTTCAGGGTTTATCGTATCACTCATTGCTACTCCTTATAATCATTAGTATAAAATCATACATTGTTCTGTATCTTTATTATTACCTATCAACTAAAATTAAGCCTTGATTAACCAACAAGGAACTTAATTATGTGGACAAAACCATCAGCTACTGAAATGAGATTTGGCTTTGAAGTAACAATGTATGTCATGAATAAATAAAGATAAGGGGAGTTTCCTCCCCTATCTCATTCCCCT